CCGCATGATTCGAAGAAATTTCCGGCCAGGAAACTCTTCTTTTCGTTCACTCGGAAACCGAAAAATCCGAGTGTATCGATAAGATCACGCACATATTCACGGGGGACAATGATGTCATCCCCGTAAACGGATACGTGGTCATGTTGATGCAATGGAACGCACGAGAGAGCTATAGCCGAGAAAATCATCGTCTCCAGCTCGAACGTGAAACCATTACCCATTGAGCTAAATTTCTCCAGCTCAACAAAAGTTCCCTCAACTTCAGTTCGGGGGCTCCTTAGAACATCAAGAAGCTCGAACCAATCTCGAGGGAGCATCATTTCAACACAGCCAATGCTCATGCTATCGCTAGCCGCAGATAAATCTACGGTTGCTAACGATAACTCCTGAGCGCGAGAAGCCAAGTACTGGTTCCTCTTTTGAGTGTTGATATCGATCCCGAAGCGCTTTAGAGTCCGTCTAAGTATACGTCCTACCCCAAGCTGACAGAAGATATTCAGCGTGGGTTCGATACATATACCTCGATCGGTCTTAGCATTCTTCGGAACGGTTGTAAACCGATTCCCTTGTACGATGATAGGATCGCGACGATCCTGCCACCATGCATCGCCAAGTATGGCTTTGTAATAAGGAATCAGTTCGGCGGTAAGATGAATTTCTTCATCAAATTTATCCGACAGAACGCAACCACGTCCTTTAACAGCCGTAGTAGCACCGGGCCCAAACCTGAAGTTGCTTTCGATATATTGAAGCTTCTCCAAGTCTAAGCGACCGACCATCTTCATCATCAATTTCCTAGCCTGAAAAGCTTTCTCAGGGATTGGAATAGACGAATCATACAGTCGATTGTTTACCGATGCACACCACGCCTCGCTGGCATAAAATGCCTTGAGCGCTACGGCACTGCGATCAATACCTAAAGGGAGGTTTTGACTCTTCTGCATCATACTAGTAACCAAGTAATCGTCAGCGAAATTACTGGCGTCTTTGTAATTACTAGCATCAACTTCCAAATCAACCAACTGCTGATATTCCCCATGCCGAAGCATGAGATCAACAGTTAGAGCCCGGGGGGTATTAACTACAGCACACATAGCGTGTGTTACAGTACGTTCCAAATCAAATTCGGAACGATTATCTACCTCTAAAAATGTAGATAAGGCCATATGTTACTCCTAATAAATTACGTCATTGCGCTAACGACTGCGCAAAAACAAAGCAGCTGTACAGCGAATGCCCCTAGAAACTAAGGACACCGCTAACGAGAAGACCCACTTAGTAATAGGGGTCAAGATCGTCTACATATGCTTTTACCTTCGCCTCTGTCTGTACATCACGAACAAGCGCTGAAAAATTCGCTCGCTCTTGATCAGTCAGAGACGCAGGTATAACGTAACTTATCTCCGCACGCGCAATATCTTTCACTTGCGTGTTCCCATTAGCGTCGACGTACTCAATAGGAAATGAGAACGAAATCTTCGGCTTATACGTGGAACGGTTTGGAGTAGGAGGAGAGAAGTCAAAAATTAATTTCTCTCGACCCATCGGGGTGGTGCTGGCTTTATTAACCAGTACGGCCCGGCTGCCAGTGCAGCTAATGGGTGTAAACACATGATCCACTGGTGTGGTTTCTGCGTCCTGAAGTGTTAATGCGGCAATTGTGCCCATAATTAACATCCTGAGTGAGATATAGTCTCACATGCTACTCGGTTAATCCGAGTGGTTTATAGGAAAGTCCTAAGTACCGGCCGCTCTAGTTTTGCGACAGGTGCTTGATAAGGACGTGAGTAAAGACAACGCGTGCGTCATACGACGTAATCCCATAGACGGGCTCCATTCTGGCAGCTCAGACATAGGGATAGACGTTAGTACTTGGCGTTCATGGGATTTGTAGCTGGAGAAACCCTGTTTAGTGACATCAAATCCGTCATTAATCGGGCCAACTCCAACACCATAACACGTTGTTTTGGTTGTGAGAGTACCGCTAATCGCCGTTACAGAGGAAAGGGCATCTAATGAAGACAAATAGTCTCCGATTGGAATACCCCAGTCTATAACGAAAGAGAATGGTACCAATTCCCAGGCTATCTCGGCAGGATTGCCGAGAGTGAAGTTTGCGTTATTAGCGTCTAACTTCACGTATGCGATAGCCCTGTCACTCCGAGTCCATAATGACCTAGTTTTCGCCAATCCAGCAGGACTTTCGTCCGAGAAGGATTCTTGGCTTTTCTTTGTCACCATGACTCGGTGAACCATGTTTTCATCAAGCTTGTTTTGTAACCTCA